CAAAGAACTCGTATTCGAGGCTTTAGGCGTAATGCAGAACCAATTATTTTGGGCAACTGTAAACCAGAAAAGAAACTGGCAAATGGTTTTCGGAACAGCCGGAAAAGATGAGGCAGGTAATCCCTTAGCGATTGCATATTTCCAACCGCATCCATCGCCATCATATTGACGGTATAGTGTATTTGCGCTGCCTAAATGTTCGGAGTAGAAAGATTGGTCTTCGCTTATTATCCTGTCACAAATCTGACCAGCGGCATCATGTATTAAGAAAGAAAAAGCGTTAGTTTCTGGGAAAACACTTTCTTGTGTTATGCTTACGTTTGAGAATTTAGCACCATCATTTGCAACTAAAAAAGAATTGTGATAGAAAACAATGTCTTCAGTCGGTGGCCCTGCCGGTTCGTTTGAATATGAAACCGAAGACGGGAATTGCTTAATTTTGAATTAATGAAAGTATTTTTACTTACATTCGCCCTATTGATCGCGTCATGCGATGAGAATGAGCCAATACCATGCAAATCGGTGGCGATACAAATTTCAGACGCAAATCCTATTCAATTCTGGCCGATAGAGTGCGAAACCTATAATGAAAAGGAGGTTTGCGGCATTCATCCTAAATGTTGGTGCCATCCGTGGGAATGTGACGATGAGATTAAAATTCAATTTACAGGCACAGAAGATACTGATTATTTATTAGGTATATATGATTCTGACGATAGCATTATAAACTCAATACAGTTCGATAAGTCAATAAACGGACTAGTCTTACAAAATTTAGTTGACGGCGTGAATGATGATTGGTTTGTTGATAGCGCTTCACATCAACCTTGGACGTTAGGAGTTACACCTAGTATAACAGTATCATCACCTTCTGGTAATAGTGCAATGCTTCTTTTAAAAATTTATGGAGCTGATGCAAATACTGATTACAACTTTGATTACAGCATTCTTAGAGGTATTTCAGGAACCGGAATAGTAAATTTATATACAATTAGCCAAGCTTATTACGATTCTGGTGGTATCGGTAGCCCTTTAGCATCTCATTCTTTATCGTTAACTAACGGTACTTTTTTAGAAACTGGAACATTTAATTATACTGGTTTGCCAACAGCGCCTGCATATCTAATGGTAGAGGTATTCAACACATCAGGCACAACATCAGCTCAAGTAAACTCAATTACATTACAGGAACAAACATCCAGTAGTTTAGTAATTGTTTACTCAGCTTCATTCGTTCCGTCAGAAGATTCACCCGATTTTTGTAATCAACAAATTCAATTAAAAATAATTGAAAACGTAAGTCCTGAAGAAATTATTTTAAAATCCGATTGTATAGATGTTCGCGAAGAACAGAAATGCACTACATTAATCGAGTACTCGAATAATCGAAACTTTGCCGGGTTGATTTATGACAACATAAGTCCAGAACAAACTTTCAATATTCGCGTTCCTGCTATTTTCTTTCATAATGCTTTTGTCGAAGAAGATGAAGCAATGGATTTGACCACAGGAGTAACAAAAACGAGTGGCACACTAAAGGTTCAAAGGTTATTTGATACCGACTACATGCCGTATTACATGCATCAAAAATTAATACTTATATTCAAACATCAGAGTATTTTAATAGATGCTTTGTATTGGATTAAAGAATCTCCGTATGAAATTCAGGAAGGAAACCGGATGTGGCCAGTAAAAAAGGCTAAGGTTTTTCTAACTGAAAATTATATTCAGCGCGCAGTACTATAGGCTTTTGTAAACTTTTAATATTGGCCGAAAGGCGAGAGTAAAAACAAACATAATTATGGAAATCTGGAAAGAAAAACATGGAATTGAAGTATCTAATTATGGTAATGTCAGAAAGTTGAATGGCGTTGCCTGTAATGTGTATCATGATTCGTTTGGGTATCCAACAGTTACTTGCAAGCCTGAAAAAGGCAGCCGAGCGGTTAGGATTCACAGACTTGTATCTGAGTTGTTTATAAGCAATGAAGAAAACAAAAAATCAGTTAATCACATTGATGGCAATCCTAAAAACAATCATGTAGATAATCTGGAATGGTGTACTCACAAAGAGAACATGCAACATTCAAGAAGAATAGGATTAAACAAATCAGAAGGACAAAATCACCATTGGACAAAACTTAAAGACCATCAAATTCTTGAGATTTTCAAATTGAAGTCAGTTTATGGGTTTTCTCATAGATTGATAGCCGGGCTTTACGGAATATCACATCAACATGTTTCAGACATCGTGAGCCAAAAGAGATGCTGGAAGAGAATTAATTTCGAGTTAACAATTTAAAGAAATGAATTTAAACAATCCATTTTATAAAAACAGAATGGGCAGATTCGCAGATTTCAGAGCCGAGCTGTTCTGTGACATTAACGTTCCGGATTACGTACAACAAGAGTGCGGCGCGGAACTTGGTGGGATACCGTTTGTAGCGTTCATTGATCCATCTATTGCAATAGATACGGATGATTTGGCCGCGACACTTGAACTAGCTTCATGGTGGACTACAAACATAGGCGCATCTCCTTCAAATCGTTTTGTGGTTTTAAACACCCGTGGTAGTAAGGCCGCCGGCACACCAACAGAAGAAGAAGGTTATGGATTCGTTCCAACAGAGCGAACAGGTGACGACAAAGAACTCGTATTCGAGGCTTTAGGCGTAATGCAGAATCAATTATTTTGGGCAACTGTAAACCAGAAAAGAAACTGGCAAATGGTTTTCGGAACAGCCGGAAAAGATGAGGCAGGTAATTACAATGCCTTTTATGTGAAAGACGTTAGCGTTTACGCTGATGAATTGATCGAACAAAGTATTAAATCACGTATCCGTTACTCAGTATCGGCAAAGTGGAGTACTGCTATGGTTCCTTCTCAGCCTTTCCAATTCCCTGCTTCAGTGATAACCACTTTATCGTAAGGGGGTTAATTCTCCCTTACTTTTTTACCTATGATATACGGAGATCAGGAATTTGCCGACAGATTAAAAGCTATTATAAAAGATGGCTACAGGCATCCACTATACGAAGATACTGTACAGCATGCTAAAGAAATGGCGGTGCATATCTATGGTGAAAAGCCTTTATTTTTACTCGAACGAGCAAGACCACGCGAAGACAAAGAAGTCGAAGCGTACCGTTTAGAAAACTATGAACCGACCACAAAGGCTGGGGCTGATAAAGCTATTGACATAGTAGGTAAAATTTTCAATCCTTCGTTGTATTCTATTAATTTCAAAGAACAGAATGCTGAGTCAAAAGCTTTGCAGGAGTATACTTTAGAGTATTACCCGAATTATAATTCTTTGGCTACATACGACAAAGAAGTTCTTTTGCGTAAAATGATTGCTGACCCGAATGCAGTTTTGGCAATTAAACCGGGCGAAGTTCCGGAACTTGACACCGAAAGAATAAAACCGATTTCGGTAATTTATGGGTCTTGTAATGTTTGGGACTACGAAAAGGAGTACTTTTTAATCTACAATCGTGAAGAGGTGATCAACGCGGTTACGTATTATTATTTCTATTACTACGATAAAACGGATTACATCGAGTTTAGTGTTTACTACACTCAATCAACGCAAAGTATTTATACCACAACTTTGGATCAGTACACACACGGATTCAAAGAAATTCCAGCGTGGTTTCTTCGCGGAAAATCGAAGTGCATGGATAATGGGGATATTCTTTACGAATCATTCTTTTCAAGTGCTTTGCCTGATTGGAATTTAGCGGTTATTCATAATTCCGATCTTTTGGGCGCGTACATTACTCACATGCACCCTCAAAAATATGAGTTAGCGGAAGAGTGTAATTTCAAATTCAAGTTTGAAGGCCGGGATTATCCTTGCCGCGGGGGAACAGTTAAATATCCAGGTACTCATGGTGCAGAATTAGGAGAAACTATGGATTGCCCTCATTGCGGTGGTTCTGGTTATAGTTCTGTTAAGTCACCTTATGGAACATATCAATTTAGCCGCTCTAAGCTGGAAGAAGGCGCACCATCAGGATTGCAGCCGGTTGGGTATATTACTATTCCTGTAGAGGCTACAAAGATGCTTGAGGAACGCTGTGAAAAGCTGATGAACAAGGGCATGTGGGCTATCAATATGGACGTTGAAGATAAGGTGGGCGAAAATCAATCCGGGGTAGCAAAGGTTATTGATCGGAGCGCACAAATGGACACGCTTGCTACTATTGCCAATGTGATGTATGATGTTCATATGACAAACCAGTACTACTTCACTAACAAGTACATGTTTTCAATTGAGGCATCAAGCGCTAACAAAAAAGAGGATAAGAATCTACCAGAGATTAATAAGCCTACGCAATTTGATGTTTTAAGTACATCGGAGTTAATTAACAACTTCGCGGTTGCCTCTAAATCAGGGGTAGATAAAAATTACCTTCGTTCAAAAGCGATTGAGATTGCAAACAGAGATTTCAGCAGTTCGCCTGATGTTCGTTTGTATCTTGTTACGACTTTGAATTTAGATCCACTTTACGGGTTTGTTCAGGATGAAATTAGTTTAGGCGTTCAAAACGGAGTTATTAAGAAAACAGACTGGACAATTCACGAAAACTTAAAACCTTTCATGGATAGGGCTATTCAGGAAAATACAAACTTCCTAAAGATTCCAAAAGATCGACAATTGATAGTTCTACAGAAGTACGCTGATGAATTGGTGAAGTCTGAAAAGCCGGCGGTTGATCCGAACATGTTCGCACAACCTCAAAACTTCGGTGGATGACCGCTTCAAAATTAGCCGACAGTATTGAAGGGCTGATTGTTGCAGCGAATGAAACTTATGCAGCTCAATTAATTAAAGTTCAAGGTAAGCTTTATGATGACCTTACAACCATTCTAAAGTTCATTGAGGTAGATGATAACGGGTACATAAAACAGAACGCCGGAAACAGGCAAGTTTTAAAAGCTGCCCAAAACCAGTTCGATAAAACAATCCAAAATTCAATTTACCAAAGTGCTTTAGAATCTCATCTTTCAGTTATCCCTATTATCGATGAGCTGAATACCACCTATTTCGAATCAATTTCCAGCGCATTCAAACCTAATCGGGTATTCATCCAACAGCTACAAGCACAAACAATTGAATCAGTAAATTCGCTGGTTTTGCAGGATGGTTTAGCGGCTCAGGTTAAGATTCCATTGAACCAGATTTTAGGCCAGAACGTAAACACCGGCGGTTCGTTTTCGGGTATGCTGGAACAAGTCAGAACCTTTATAAAAGGTAATGAAGGTTTAGATGGAAGGTTAATGAGTTATTCGCGTGGCCAGGTTCGGGATGCTTTATTCCAGTACTCAAGGGCTTATCAAAATTCGGTTACGGCTGATCTTAAGCTCACTTGGTTTAGATATGTTGGAGGACTGATCGATACTTCGCGTCCATTTTGTAGGGAAAGAAACGGTAATTATTATACGCAAAAAGAGATTGAATCATGGGCTAGTTTAGAGTGGGCAGGTAAGAATCCATTAACCACAGAAAGTTCGATTTTCGTGTTGGTTGCAGGTTATAATTGTAATCACCAACTCATTCCAGTATCAGAAGTAATCGTACCAGCCGAAGATATTACAAGGGCTAAAGAGTTAGGGTTTATTTAAAATTGTGATGGTAGGACTTGAACCTACAACCCCGATTCCTTTATTGCTCAGTCGGGGAGCATTGATTTACGTCCATGAGCAAAGGCCTCAAGAAGTCATCTCTTCGGCACTCTTATCGGACTAGTCACGTGCGTATACCAATTCCGCCACATCACAACTTTAGAGTAAGCTACGTGATTCGAACACGTGAATAAAAGATTTGCAATCTTTCCCGTTAGGCCGCTACGGCAAGCTTACTTATCTCAAAGTTACCTTTTTCTTCACTGGCATATCTTCATACTTTTCTAAGTACTCAGTAATTGCCATTCTGTACACCGCTGACTTACCGCCACCGGCTACTAATTTAGACTTTCCTAGCTTAATACACCGAGACCTCAAATCTTCCGTGGTTTTAAAACAATCCTGAATCATGGCCATTTTGTATATACAATTATATTACAATGTAATAAAGGTGTTATAACAAAAGCAAACATTTGTACTAATTTTCTTTAACCTATTGATAATCAATACTAAATTCGGGGAAACAAATTTTAACAACATGGCAAAACTATTAGTGAAAGACAAAAACGGAGTCGAGCGAGAGATGACACAGCGGAGCTTTGACCTAGCTGGAAGCAAACGTGGCTGGAAGATTATTGGCAAGGTTGAAACACCGGCAGCAGCAAAGTCGGAGGTTCAAAAGATAATGGATGCGAAGATTGCGGAAAGAGCAGCGCAGCAGGTGGCAAAAGAGGAACCGAAAGAGGAAGTTGTAAAAGTGAACAAAGGTGGCCGTCCGAAACTAAACAAAACTACAGATGAAGCTTAAAGATTTCTTTTCCAAAATAGGCGAACAGGGTAAAATCAAAACCGAGGATTACACGAAGTTTCTGGAAACGGTGCCCGACTTAGAAATGCCGGATACAATTTTCCCATCATTTGAAAGCTCGTTCATGACTTTGGACCGTGCGGCATCAGATCCGAGTGTTAAAGGCAAGCTGAAAAGTGAACTTTTAGATCCGATTGACAACGATTTGAAAGCAATTATGAAGAGTTTCCCGGCTGACAAGATTATTGAAATCGAGCGCGAGACAAGCACGTACAAAAAGATGCAGTTAATAAAGGATTTTCTTCCTGATGTGATTGCAAAAGCGGCTAAAGCCCCGAATGATGAGGAGGCTAAAAAGAAATTGGAAGAAGCTAGAAACGCAATGCACGAACTTAGCGAAAAGTTTACAAAACTTAATTCAGAACGTGAAACCGAAAAGAAAACGCTTCAATCCGAGTATGAAAACAAAATAAAAGGATTCAGGCTTGACACGCATTTGGAAAGTTTAGCAAATTCTTATACATTCGCTGATGTATTTAAGGACGCACGTCCGACACTTACAAAAGCAATATTGGGCGAAATCAAGGCTTCAAATAAGCTTGATCTAGTCGAGAAAGATGGGAAGCTTGACATCCATATTTTGGGTGAAGATGGCGCTCCGAGATTCGAAGGTAACACTCCTGTTACAATTAACTCCCTGTTAGAACCAGTATTCAAACCGTATTTAAAACAAAATACCGCTGATTCTCAACAACAAGACGAACCACAACAACGATCTTTTAAGGTCGATAATGGCGGTGCGAATGGCTCACGGAGGGGCGCGAACGTAGAAGTTCAAGTTTAAATCTTAAATGAATCCAAACTATAACATTGTAGGAGCGTGTCAGCTTATCCGTAAAGAAGCGGCTGAATTGATGGGCCAAAATTATGGCTTTAATCTCCAAAGAAAAACGGGTATGCTGGACTGGCTTACCTCACCTGAAAACGGTGGAACAAATGCAAAGTATATCGAATCGAACGGAAAGCTCCACAAGTTGGAAGTTTTCTACCAACAACGTACAAAGGAATGTCAGGTTACTGATGATTGCTTTGTTTCTGTCTGTGACGAAGGCACAACCCCGCTAAGAAAGCGTTTTGAGTTTACCATTGACAACTGTATTCAAACCCCGACACGTGAGTACACCCTTAACGATATGGAAGTCCTTTGTAAGGATACTAAAACTTTCATGCGTGAGTACATGGAATCCGATCAACGCGCAGGACGTGAGCATTTATCTAAAAAGATGCTTGCTGAAGTTGACGCTATGAAAGGTATCAACCGTTATTGGAATGGCCCTCCATACGGAGCAGCCGGAAGTTCTAAAACTGTTGATTTGATCGATAGTACAGGAGCGCAAAAACTTCCTTTACCTGGAAACTTCGCTGAGGTTCTTTTGGACTACAGTAACAACCAGTTGAACGGAATGCCTTCATTCGTTGGTCAAGGTAACTTTGAATTGTTCTGGAAACTTCACGGACTTTCTTGCTGTAATTCTGCAACTCCTTATGGAGCGGCTAATATTGAAGGAGAAGGTCGTTTCTACTTGGATCAAGCGGCTAACGAAGTTCTCGGAGCTAACGACATTTTGATGATCGCACCGGGTGCCGTTAAGTCTGTATTCTTTACTGAAAACTCTTTGGTTGAGAAAATGGGAACTAACACAAACCAAAACCAAAGCATCGTGATCAGAGATTTCGCGGGTTATCCTTTCTCATGGAACTTCGATTTCTACTGGGATATTTGCGAAAAGAAATGGAAGTCTGTTATGTCTCTTCAGTGGGGTGTATTCAATACTTTCCAAGCTGATTCGTTCAGTTCAAATGCTGAAACAGCGGGTTCACCTGACTGTTCAGATGAATTGGATGGTTTAACTGGGGTTATGGGCTTAACCATCACGTAGAATATTCTACGTGATTTCTGTACAATGTTTCTGTTGTTCCGTATATTTGTTGAAAAACAATTCTTATGGAACAATGGAAACAAATACAGTTAGCGCCTATCGGTTATTTAATATCTGATCTTGGGCGGGTTAAAATCATCAAAGACGATTATGAGATAATCAAACTAGGGTATCTTCAATGTGACGGATACCGATTAGTTGGAATAGGTAAAAAAGCTCATTTCGTTCATCGACTTGTTGCTGATCACTGGGTAGACGGCTCAGATATTTACCAGTGTGTGAATCACTTAAATGGGATCAAGGATGATAATCGCGCTGTAAATCTTGAAAAGACAACCTACAAAAGGAATAATCAACACGCTATTGACACTGGCCTAAAGCCATTTAAAGGCGCTGATCATCCGAATGTAGATTTGACTTTAGAGCAGGTGCTTGAAATTTACAGACTCAAAAAAGAAGGCAAAAGGCTGCATGAAGTGCATAAGATTTTCAATATCAATTACGGAACTCTGAAATGCATATTCAAAGGTATCAACTGGAAATATGAGTATGAAAAGTTTTTCGGCACAACATTTAAACCAACAGGATCGAGATCGGGCGAAGTTTGTGGTAGATCGATCCCAAAAGAAAAGGTTTTAAGGATTTATGAGCTAAAGAAAATGAACAGACGGATTTTTGAAATAGCAAAAGAATTGGATTTGAATTTCGCTACCGTCAAAAACATATTCCACGGCAAGAACTGGAAACATCTTTATAAAGAACATTTTTGAACTGCGAGACAAATTATATAGCGATCAACAGGGATTATCACTCACGTAGTGGTTTATTCGCTTCTGATCTGCCAGGGGTCGAGGACTTACTTTATGAACTGATTTCGAAAGATTCGGAAACAGATTTAGAAGTTTGGGAAAGAATCTATTCAAACGCTTGGAACAATCTAATCGCTGATGTTGAGAACGCTTTACAAGAAAAGCTTTTTGTAAATACTAAACTGATCAGTCGTGAAACATCTAAATTCCTACCTGATGTTAATTCAAATACCGGATTGGCGGGAGTACGGATTCAGTTCGAATTGCCTCGATACGCACGTTTACACGTGGTTTCTGTAGATGTAATTGCAGAACAAGGATATGCAAGCCCAGGAATCGCGCTTCAATTCTACGAGGATGATGAAAACGGGGATTTGCTTTACGAAACAACCGATCAATCAATCAGTCAGGCTGGTAAAGAAACTGTATTTGTGGATAAGGATTTCGATGTAAGTAAATTGTTTATCGCGTACGATCTTGATTTATACCAACTCAGACAATCAGAAAACAAAACCTATTCCGGATTTATTAATAAGTCATCCGCTTTTGATTGCATGTTTCCGTGTTTTGGTGGGATAGCTTCAATTCGACAGGTTAACGGTGGTGGATTAAATGTCGTCTTTAATGTTTACTGCTCTGCTGAGAAGTTTGTTTGTGAGAATCTAAATCTTTTTAGAAAGACTTTCTGGTATAAGATCGGACAAGAATTAATCATAGAGCGTAGATATGGGAATCGATTAAATGAGTTCACTACAATGATTCAAGAACGCGCTGAAGAGCTTACAAACTTCTATCAAGCGAATTACACTCAGTCACTAGAGAACTCGATAAAGTCACATAATGTGAATGAAGATCCTATTTGTTTCCAGTGTAAAGGAACAGTGAATTACAAAAATAACTTACCTTAATATGGCATGTAGTTGCGGGAGTAAGAAAAAAGGTCGTAGACGTGGCAAATGAGCTTGTCGGTACGATCAATCAATTAAACAGTGCAATCCGGTCTGAAAGGGTCATGCGTATTGCGCTCAGTTCTGTATTGGCCAGACACAAGCCAAGAATTTTTGAAAAAGGTTTAGACGGATCTGATACAAAAATCGGAACGTATTCTACGAAACCTATTTCCATTGCAAAAAAGAATCAAGCACGAAACACCGGACAGACTTATTTTAAAGCTGGATACGCTGAATACAAAACAGCAATCGGTAAAAATCCAGGTTATGTAAATTTAAGAAACACTGACCAAATGCGTATGGATTATGGCCTTATTATAAACGGCAATTCATACGGATTCGGATTTCAGAACAAATTGAATTACGATAAATCTCAGTGGTTAGAAGAAAAGTATCAAAAGGATATTTTCGATAATGATGCTGAGGAACTTGATATACTCGCCAACGTTTTGGTTTTTGAATTAACTAAATCACTATCATGACCGAAATAATTGCAGCAATAGACGCTTGGACCGATAACAACTTCCCGGATTTACAAAGGAAACTTTGGGGGTTCTGTGAGCTTGCACATCGGACCGTGGGTGGCGGAGATCAACCTACCGTTATGACAATTAACGGAACTTCAAACCGTCAAAACGTGACTTTGGATGATCGGTATCAATTTATTACCTGGTTCAGATTAGAGAACGGAATTGATGTCGATAATAATCCAGATTGGAATTTTGGATTTAGTGAGGCAAGGTTTCAAACCGCAAAACTTCGCTGGGTTATAGCTCATCGTGTAGAACTCGGAGAGAATTTGATTTATAGTTTAGTTAATGGACTGCCAGAACAGTTTTCTGTAAACGGATTTCAATTCGTATTCACTAAGCCGCAGATTAACATCGATTACAATCATGAAGCGATTTATAATACTGAATTAGGAAAAACGGTGTATGAAAAACACCGTTTCCCGTGGAACTTATACGTCATTAATTTGAGCGTAGAATTTATTGTTTGTGAAGGTTACACTAGTCAACCAGGATGCTGTGAAGATTCTTTGCTTGCTGAACAGGGTGACTGCTTAATTACTGAGGAATAATGGCACAAAAATTTACCATCCCCAGGTTCTATCCAAACATCCGGCCCTAAACTCCATCTTACATCATCCATCCTAAAACCAGAACCAATTGCAGTAAATCCAATAATAGCTCCACCTGTTATTTCCATTATAAATGAAAAAGCTTTTGCGTTTGAAAAGTTAGATAAATTGATTGTCTTTGCCCCTGAAAAGGCAGGCGTACAATTAAATACTCTATTTACAGTTGATTCAAAATTAAATTCAAAAGTTCCCGGCTCGGTGTCTACTTCTAAAAAAGTCAATGCTCTATTGGCCACGGCCTGAGCTGTAGATTGTGTACTTGCGCCACCTTGAACAGCGGCCAATATTTCAGTACCATCAAGCGCCGCTGAGGCTGGTAATTGTGTAAATTTCTTTTGTGCCATTATTCCTCAGTAATTAAGCAGTCACCCTGTTCAGCAAGCAAAGAATCTTCACAGCATCCTGGTTGACTAGTGTAACCTTCAC